GACTAGGGATGAGACCATGGATAGCAGTAGCTTATTCCGCACCAGTATCAGCGGCAGCCGCCGTGTTCCTTGTATACCCTTTTGGGCAAGGGAGCTTTAGTGATGGTATGCCTCTTGGTATTTCTGGTACTTTCAATTTTATGTTCGTCTTCCAAGCAGAACACAATATCCTTATGCATCCATTCCATATGCTCGGCGTTGCTGGGGTTTTCGGGGGTGCTTTGTTTGCTGCTATGCACGGAAGTCTGGTCACTTCTTCACTTATCAAGGAGACGACTGAACAAGAATCACAAAACTATGGTTATAAATTTGGTCAGGAAGAAGAGACGTATAACATCGTCGCTGCTCATGGCTACTTCGGTCGCTTAATATTTCAGTATGCTTCTTTTAACAATAGCCGTGCTTTACATTTCTTTCTCGGTGTTTGGCCCGTCGTTGGCATATGGCTTACCTCTATGGGAGTCTGCACAATGGCTTTCAACCTTAACGGTTTTAACTTTAACCAATCTATCGTTGACTCAAACAGTAAAATCATTCCTACTTGGGCAGATGTTCTGAACAGAGCTAACTTAGGTATGGAAGTTATGCACGAAAGAAACGCACACAATTTCCCTCTTGATTTAGCATCTGCTGAATTAACTGAGGTTGCACTAACAGCTCCCTCATTAGGGTAATAGCCACGTCCGTTCATCCCTAACGGGACGCATGATCACCAAGGCATGGAACGGGGTCTTGGTATATGGAGATTACTATGCAAGTAACTTACGTATATCGTGGCATAGAATACACAAAAAACAAGTAGTATTCGCTGTGCGTAACCACGTTAAACTATGGCCGGACAGCATGGCGGAACCATGCATACCGGTGACACACTAATAACTATTTATTATGGCTTTTAATCAAAACGCTTCAGCAGGTCAGGTAGTCTTTTCTGCTCAGGAACCAATCACTAAAGTTGTTAAAGCTAACCAAGATGTAACCAGTTCAACTACTCTTGTAGATGTATCTGATCTTACATTAAGAATTGGTAAGTATGAAAGAATTAACTTTAAGTATAATATCTTCTATACAACAGCTGCAACACCAGACTTTAAATATCTGATTGACACTCCTGCCAGTTTAACTTCTTACCGTGTAGCTCAGAATGGTTGCGACCACGCTGGTGCAGCTCTAGCATCTATCATCACAGCTGAAGGTAGTGCTATCTCAATTACAGCATCTGGTACTGACGGTTGTTTACAACTAACAGGTACTATCGAAAACGGTGCAACAGCTGGTGACATTAAGTTCCAGTTTGCACAGAACACTTCAGATGGTACAGCAGCAACTGTACGTGAAGGGTCAAGCGTTCAGTACTATCGCTTCTAAATAGTATAAGCGGAGGAGCACCTCAGAGTCGGACTCCTTCGCCGTTGGCTTTTTGCCTCTACGGAGATACCAATTAGCCGTCTAGACGGTGGGATAGACCACAAATATCAATGAGTCCAATTAAGACTCACAACTTTTTACGTAAGAAGACGAGCAAATATACCTTTCATTTTGAACCGAAAATATGGCTAACGCTACACAGTCGGTACTTGGTGCTTTGAATAAAGCGGTATCTAATACTGCTGGATCTCAGGCATATGATACCAAGTATGCGACCTATTTAAAGCTGTTCTCAGGTGAGCTATTCAAAGCTTATGAGTCAGCAACTATAGCACGTGACACCGTGCAAAGACGTACCTTGAAGAACGGTAAATCTTTACAGTTTATCTTCACAGGTAGAATGCAAGCGGCTTACCATACTCCCGGCGAACCTATCCTCGGAAGTGGTGATCCTCCAGTAGCTGAGAAAACTATACAATGTGATGACCTATTAATTAGTTCAGCATTTGTATATGACTTAGACGAAACACTTGCACATTACTCTCTACGCTCAGAGATCTCTGCTAAGATCGGTCATGCTTTGGCTGAAGCTTATGATAAGAAAGTGTTTAGAACTATTGCTAAAGCAGCAAGAGAAGCACATCCTATCACAGCATCTCCCGGACCAGAACCCGGTGGTACACAGATCGAGCTAGGTGTAACTAAGGAGTATAACGCACAAGCACTTGTTGATGCTTTCTTTGAAGCAGCTGCAGTTCTTGACGAAAAAAATCTCCCAAAAACTGGACGTACTGCGATACTTAACCCAAGACAATATTATGCCTTGGTATCACAAGTTTCTTCTAACATCTTAAACAGAGACTATGGTAACAATCAAGGTAACCTAAACTCTGGTGAAGGTTTAGTTGAAATTGCTGGTATCCAAATCAAGCGTTCAAACAACCTACCATTTTTAGCTGGTACAGTTAATGGTCAGTCTGGTGAAAACAATACATACTCTGGTGACTTCTCAACACATTGCGGTCTTATCTATCAAAGAGACGCTGCAGGTATTGTTGAAGCAGTTGGACCTCAGGTTCAAGTAACAGGCGGCGACGTTTCTGTTTTATACCAAGGTGACGTTATGGTTGGAAGACTTGCTATGGGTGTAGGAACACTTAACCCAGCAGGTGCAATTGAATTAACTTCAGCACGTAGCTAATCATGTCTTTAAAACCCGGTACTTCACAAACAGTTACTAGAACTACTGGTAATGGTGCAAGTCTTAGCGGTATTGGACAGGTTGATAAATCAATCACCAAGAACCCTCCAACTCCTGTGGAGTATGGAAGGCAGCACTCTGACAGTACACTTCTAGGAACAGTTTCTTAACAATAAAATATTATGGCAGTTCCAACAGCAGTTGGAGAATACGGATCTTGTCAAGGTACAGAGACTCGTATATCTCCTTCCGATACAGGTAAAACAGGCTCCCCATCAGCGGTAGCCTCTACAACTAAAAACTTACGTTTAGCATATAATACTGTAGGCAGTTCAGGTGTCGTTGACACTTGTGCTGTTGTCTCAGGACAATATACTTAACACACATAAGGGGGGTTTCACAACCTCCCTTTTTTTTATTCATAAATCTTAACCTATGACTACCACAACTACAACACTCGATACCGAACTATCCGCAGTAAACTCAATCTTGGGTAGCATAGGTCAGTCTCCTATATCTCAATTAGACTTTACTAACCCAGAGGTATCCTTTGTATATAACTTATTAAAAGAATCTAATCAAGATGTACAAAGTGAGGGATGGACTTTTAACATAGAATATCATATAAAAAATACCAGTAAAACTAGCGATAATAAATTTATAATACCTTCAGATGTTATGCGTATAGATATGGAAGACGCATGGGATCGTACAAGAGATTTTGTAAGAAGAAAAGATTCAGATGGACTATGGAAAATATATGATAGAGTAAATCATACATTTGAATTTCCTGATGATGATTATTTTTTCTTTAACTATGTTAGGCTTTTAAACTTTGAAGATATACCAGCTCCATTTCAAAGGTATATTATATATAAAGCTTGCGGTAGAGCCGCAGTACAATTAGTTTCCAATGCTGAACTACAAAAGATGATGTCTACTTTTGAGACTCAATCTAGAGCAGCGTGTATGGAATATGAATGCAATCAAGGTGATCATAACTTTATGGGTTGGCCGGACGATTCAGCATATCAATCTTACAAACCTTATCAAATGCTTAGACGTTAATGGCAAGTGTTACACAGAAAGTACCTAGTTACGTATTAGGTATGTCTACACAACCCGATGAAAAAAAAGTTCCGGGTCAAGTAGTAGACTTAGTTAATGGCGTTCCCGATGTTGTAAGACAACTTATTAAACGTCCGGGAAGTCAATTAGTCAGTACAGTTACTCCATCTACAGCAGCTAATGCAAAATGGTTTAACATATACACAGACGATTCAGAACAATATATAGGTCAAGCTGCAGCTGACGGTACAGTTACTATATGGAGATGTAGCGACGGAGCAGTTATACCAGTTGATTATGCTAATGTAGCTGGTACAAATAAAGCTACCTATTTAGATAACACCGCATTGTCAGACGAAAAATCTTCTGACATACAGGTAATGACAATTAACGAAACTACATTCTTTTGTAATAGGCGAAAAAATGTAGCAATGTTAACTGATGCATCTAAAAAATCTCCACCTCAATTAAACGAAGCATTTATATCTTTAGATACTATATCGTATGGTAAACAATACGCTTTAGATATTTATGATCCATCTAACAATGATACAACTTCTCATACAAGAGCTACAAGTTTAACAGTTGCTGATATAAATAACTATTCTGGTGTAAGTAATGGTGATTGTAAAGGAGCAGGTAGAGAAACTGTTAATGTTAATTCAGGTACAGCTATAGGATCTACTTCACCTCCTAATGCTAGTTCAGGTGGAAAGAGTAATCTTAGATATGAAATGGATACTCGTTGTACACCACAAATAGATGATACTTCTAATGAAGAAATTGACAAGTACCATGATACATATCAACCTTATGTAAAATTACAATTTGGTGGAGAAGGATGGACTACTAATGATACTCA